CTATTCATATTTCTCACCTGTGATCTCTTCATACTGCTCAGCTGTGATAGAGCCCATCTTAACAAAGCGCTTGATTGACAAGCCTAATTTATGAAGCGACTTACATACGTTATACATTTTCGTGATCACCTCCTGTTACGGTTTCAAGAACCGCTGTATTTTGCGCTACTTGAATAGATAGATCTTTAATAGCATCTAAGACATCTAGTTCCTTATTCTTGCCTACCCATTTTTCGCCGTCCCAGACGGGATTATCGAGATGATATGTCTTTCCGTTAAATTCTCGGACTGGTGGTGATTCAGTCATGTTTTCTGTCTTATTTTTTAACATCACTTCTCCAGCAAATTCTTTCGTCACTGGATCAAATGCGTAATAAATTTTCGATTCTTCCATTGAATTATCCTTTCTTTTTAGCTCCTAAGCTCAAAATATCAGCCTCGGACCAGATGCCGAGCTCGAACATAACTCTAGCAAAAACTGGTTTTCGCCCAAACGATTCCGCATTAGTTCCTTCATCGCCAAAAGCGTTGGTCCAGTCATATTTACTTGCATCTTGTAGTGATGCGATCACTTTCGTTGTTGGCGACCAGTAATCGAAAACACCACTCTTGCTTCTGAACTTTTCGACTGTGATCGCCCCTCTTGACGCTCGAATTACATTTGGAATTAGTGGCCAGCTATCGAAATCAGTCGTTGTTAAATTTTCTGCAAAACCGTACCCATAAACGGTTCCAGTTGTTTCGTATTCTGGGAATTGCAGACCACAACCATTGTCTAGCCAAATGGTCCAAGGCTTAGTAGTGCGATCGAGTGTCCATGAAGTTGGCGCACATCTGACTCCAGTCTCAGACTTAGGTTTCAAACTGTCGATAAAGTCTTGCTCTGATCCTGCGTTGCCTAAATCAAGCCAAACTCGGTAGGCAGACTTGCCATCTTGACCGGCTGGTCCAGGATCTCCTTTGGGACCAGTTTCACCTTGTGGTCCCTGGTCGCCTTTATCGCCTTTCGGACCAACAACAGGTACACCAGCACCACCACTTTCAGCGATCGCTTTTCTAAGTTGTTCGATCGTGATCGTGCTTAGCGTTGTACCTGTGATGTCATTGAGCGTGCTAGATAATCGCAATGTGATCTGCTTCTCGTCCGGATAAATATAGAGCTTATTGTCGCGCTTCATCCAAATCTCAAGTCGATAGTCATCCGCAGGTAGATCAGCAAATCTTTCGCTGTCTACTGTGATCGCACCATTTGCAACACCAGGTTCGATGTCGAGCAAAAAGCCTGTCCTATTACCGATTTTTACGGTGATCTTATCGTTTTCTGACACGATAGTCTGCTTGTCGTCGTCAAACAACAAAAGCTCATAAACACGACTTGTATCACGAGCTTTTTGCAGACTATTGTTTATCGCTACTTTTCGCATAGCGATCACCTAGTAGCGTAAATTTTGCCCGGGATAGATAATATTTGCATTTCTGATCCCGTTCACACTTTGCAAGTGTGATACTGTTGTGCCTAGACGACTAGCGATCGTGCTTAGATTATCACCGGATCGTACTGTATATACGCTCATGATTGTAGCTTGGCCGTTTACTCGCAATACTTGACCCGGGTAGATCAAGTTTACGTTTCGAATGTTGTTAGCACTCTGTAATGCGCTGACCGTTGTACCAAAACGTGTTGCGATCGCACTCAAGCTATCACCAGATTGTACTGTGTACGTACTTGTTGTAGCTTGAGCGTTGTTTTGCTTAGCTGTCGATAGGATCTCAACGTTAGAACGATCGATCCATGACATAATTCCCCCAAGCAAAACTTTGTTGCCACTTGTTTGAATTACTGGATAGTCACGACCTTTTACCCACTGTGGGATTGTTTCGCCACTAGCCCAGTTTTTAGCGCTGAAGTTGACTTTGACTGTGTAACCAGTTGTGATATTCTTCTTCGGTGTGTTATCTGCGATGATCCCTTGCTTGACTGCATCAGGCTTTGTCACTGGCTTTTCAACATTACCACCTTTGTAACCAACATCAGACAATCCGGTTAGATCGATATTACCATCTAATCCACCAGCAATGTACGTACTAGTGAACTGAAAGATACCGATATTGTCAAAGCTTGGGAAATAGTTGTAGTTCGGTTCTGGTGTAACATTATAATCTGGGTACTCACCTAACCAGAGTGGATATTGTCGTGCGATCCGTGCTAAGTCAACATGATTGAGTAAGAAACTCTTGTAACCGTACAAAACAGCCGTATAACCAGCCTTCTCAACACGATCTAAAGCGTACAGCACTGCTTCGGTGTTCGGTGTACCATCTTCAACGTCCAAAGCTACAATGGACTTCTTAGGCGTCTGAACCTTTGGCAAATAGTGGTTTAGCATTTGGTCTGCTTCCCACTTATTACTAAAACGTGCATAGATATATGTGTGCGCTCGTTTACCTTGTGCGATCGCATATTGTACTTGTGTCGGATAGGTCCACTGATCAGCAAAATAACCATTGTAATAACCACCGACTTGAGCGATCGCAAACTTATCGTGTGGATAACCAAAGATACCATTTGCACCTTGATATTTGGCCCAGTCGACACCATGATCGCCTTTAGCAGCTTGTGCCGTCATTGGCGTTGCAAGCGATAAAAAAAGAGCTGCCGTTGCGACAACTCCTAAAATCTTCTTTTTCATCAATCTAGTCCTCCTTTTTTTTGCGGGTATTGAGCAAGTAACTCTTTTTGCTCGACATACGCTTTTTCTACTGCATTCTTGATCACTTGCTCATCTGTAATCGTGAACCCTGCGTCAGAAAGCGCCTGAACAACAGTCTGCACTGCGTGTTTTTTCTTAGCCACGCCCGTTAAATACTCAGTTACCCCAAGCTTTTGCGCTGCGATCACAGCGTCTTTTGCCAAAGGTTCGATAGCACGCAAAACAGTTAGCACTTGACTATTCTTAGCTAACAAGTGACCGCAGTAGCTGATAACTGCAGTTAAGACAGTTGCGAGTACCGTAACAACTAATTCATTTATTTCCATTTTTTCTTGTTCCCCCTATTTTTCAATTTCGATCTGAGCTTAGCATTTTCTTCTCTAAGCTTCTCTAATTCGCTGATATCATCTTCCTTATCAGCTTTTCTGCTATTAGCAGATGCTGTGATGTAAGCCACAATTATAGAACCAAGCGTACTAATCACAGCGACCCACACTTGGTCAGTCACAAACCATCACTCCCAACGAAGTTCTATCACTATTCCAATTAGTACGAAAAACGAATAAATCCCCGGAAAACTAAGATAAACACCACGAAGCGCATCATTCGCACAAAATGACAAGAAAAACGCTAACCACACAAAAGTCAATGTAGCTGTCATGATTTGCTTATAATACAAGTGCTTGATGTCCCACAAAGCAAACACTAGCGCAATAGTCCCGACAACTGCCAGCATAAAGATAAACGGTGGATCGTCAAGTGCAGCTAGCGGACTGTGATCCCAATCAAAAACTCCTGCAGATCGTTTGACGATAAAGAAAAACGCCAGAGAATAAGTCTCCAGCGCTTTCAATAGCCAAAATCGGTTCTTTCTAATATTTTTTAACATTTTTAACACCCTTTTCCTACCCGCCCACCACAAAAAATCATTTAAGATAAATAGCCTTGTAGCTATCGAAAGCCGAGTAATTATTATCGATCTGGTCTGTACCGTAAATATCTTTCCTTGCTGGTGTCCATGGTGTTGCTTGTGAACCTTCCTCAACTTTGATATTTGCTAAATACAAGTCAGCAGATACCCCTTCTTGAATGGTTGCGTTATTGTCAAAACGAATATATCCCTCATCGTTATTTCCAGTATTAAAACTTACCGACTTATTTACCACTCCACTATTACTTAACTTTTGGCTCGCAATTGGTAATATAGCTTCTGTCCAAGAGGCTTGGCTAGTGTGCATGCGTGCCAAAAAGTATACATCATAGCTTGCCAAAGCATAATTATGAAACCCAGAAAAGCTAATAGTGTAAATTGTATTTGGCTTTACTCTAAAACGATCCGAACCAACGGTTACTTCCCTCGTTGTACTTTTATTTGAAATAATAAGCATATTTTCAGTATTATTCTTCCAAAATGGGTGCTTACCTAAGTACGGTTGGCCAACGGTATTAGTATCAGTCCAACCATTCAAATTCTTAAAGTTACTTGAATTTGCAACTAAATTGATCCCTGGTATCTGCAAATTAGTGACTAGTTTTAACTCGTCCGACAATTTATCAAAACTATTCTTTAACTCAACTCGGCTTTGTCCATTAGAAACAGATACTACTTTGCCTTGTAGCGTTTGCCGATTACCGCCACCGAACATCCCAGCTGGTTCGGTTCCGAATGGTACAACTCCAAACGGATATTCTAAATATTCAAACGTTACTTCTGAATCTACTTGTAAAGCCTTATCAACGATCATAACTAGACCTCGTGTAGTCATCGTGATCATAGCTCGTGTACTTTCACGTAGTCCGTTGTATGCTGAAACACCTAGCGTGTATGTCGTTTTGGGCTTTAGGCCTGTAATCTCAACTTGTCTTGATGTTGTTTCTTTGATCTTGACGTCATCTTTATAAATGCGATACTGCATTTGCATCAACTCCAATTCAAAGTCACGCTATTAGCTGTCACATTTGAACTACGCAAGCCACTGACATTGACTAACGCTTCGTATACCGTGATACGTACTAAGCTAGACTCAACGCCACCGATTGTAGCTTTAATATCCGTTGTACCAGTATTTTTTGCGGTAATATTCCCATTTTGATCGATCGTCGCTACTTGCGCATTCGATGACGTATAGGTAACAGCGCCATCCGTTTGATTTGCTGGGTTGATCGTCACAGTAGCTTTAGCGATCCCGCCAACTTCCAGCGAAGTCGAATTGATCGTTAATGTAACTGATACCGCAGAGATACCGGATGTCGCAACAGTCACAATGTTAGACTTCTCGCTTTCACGTAGCCCATTATGCGCAGAAACAGCAAAGCGATACGTTGTTTTAGCTTTTAGATTTGTTGCGGTGTATGTCGTTGTATCTGTGACTTCTGCAACTTTTTGCAGTTGTCCAGTCGAGCCTTCACCACGATAAATGAAAAACTTCATTTGTGATCACCCGCCTTAACCTTCTGGGAACATTTTGTCATAATCTTCTTTTGCAAAATACTTTACTTCAACGAATAATTGAACGTCTTCTTTTGTGAATAGACCCATTTTGTAAAAACGGTTCACTACTTCGTAACTGTATAGCATACTAGTTAGCCTCCTTTGCATTATTTGCTTGTTGTTCCATCAATGTTGCTAAGATAGCAGCACCTTGTTCCTGACTTTTCTTCAGTGCATCAACATCTGCTTGCAGTTTAGCGACTGTCAACATTTGCTGAGCTTCTTTCTTTTCCACAGGCGTTACTGCTGGAACGTTATCCGGGCGCTGTTGTTGTGCAAATTCTTTGTCGAATTCTTCTTTAGTCATTGACACCCACTCTGTTCCGCTCCACGATGGTGCATACATTCCTGTACCATCTGCATTGACTGGCGCAACTGTTGTAGCATTAGTTGGGATTGTTTCATCATCAGCGATCACATCAGTATATGCAAAGCGCTTAGTATCATCAAAATAATAAATCAACATCTAATTTCCACATCCTCTCTAGTTGTATAAGATACCTGCAAATTTAATATCCATTCCGCCATCATTCCATTCACTACCACGGGTGTAGATGGCTGCAATTGCTTTATCTGGTTCAAAATCAACATCATATTGTTTTGCATCGTCAGAGATACGTCTGCCAACTCCAAAAGAAGCAAACTTCGTAAAACCGTCTAAATATGACTTTGGAATAGCTAAGGCTTCTTTAAACGTCCATCCTTTGAGTGTGACATTTCCGATATAACTTTGAAAATAGATGATCGCAAAACTATCGAATTTGAAGATGAGACCCTTGCAAGCATTACGTTCAACGCTAAAACCATTGATCGGCGTAAACTGCTCTTTTGAAATTTCTACTACACTACCGTTCATACGTTCAAGCTCAGCTTTGACCTTATTGAAATTTTGTTGGATAGCCTCCGGACCACCATTCATACCAGTAACGATCGCTTCTAACGAGATAGTCATAAACTATCACCCTCCTTTATTTTTCCCAATCTAATTTTTCCGTTTCATCATTGATCCGTGTCGCACGTAAATTTCTTGGTGCGATCACTGTTGTAGGCTGTTGATCTGTTTGCGGTGGTGCAACTGAATCAGATGAGATCTGATGTTGACCATTCCCCGCCAAAGCACGTCGATCATCGACTTCGCCTAGATCAAAGCGCAGTGTTTTATACCCGTCAATCAAATACCAGTAACCATACTTATATTCAACGACCCCACGCATTGCATATGCCGTTGGCAAATGGATCACTACAGTATTTAGATCTTGATATTCGATCTGTGGTGCTACGCTAGTGAAGTTAGTACCGCCAAACGATCCACTTGGACCAGTACCAAAGCCCCCGGTTTCCGTGCCAATCGCGTATTCGTAATACAAAACATTGACTCGTGGATTACGATTTTGGTTGTGCTTCAACGTGATCGTAAAGCCTGCAGGAACATATGAAGCAAGCAATTGCTCAATGTGTTCCAATCGATTATCTAGCGTTATATAGCTACCGTAGCGGTTAGAATTGCGAGCTAGAATAACTTCGCTGTCGACTGTCGCATTTGCGATCACTTGCAAAAATTGGTTCTCTAAGTCGGTTTGTCGTCCTTCAACTTGCCCTTGTCGATTGATAAGCTCAAGTTTTAGATCGTTCATCGCTCGCTTAAATTCTTGCTCGTCATTGATCAGATACTGTGCGATACGTGTGGTATAGATGATCCATTGCGCTAACGTCTCACGCACGTCTTTACCGTACATCTTTTCTCTAAGCCAAGTAGCGACTGTTTGAGCGACCTTTTCAACATCACCCACCGAAATATCACGCTGAAGCTTTTTTAGATCCTCTTGCGTGATCGGTGTGTTATCTCGATATGTCACTTTCTCACCTCCTTTCAATTAAGATAAGCTTTGAATTTATCACTTGGTTCTGTGTTCATATCAACGTTGCCAATGATCCCAGACACACGGCCTTTGCTTGTGTATTGCCAAAGATCATAAGGATGTGTAGGCTTCGTACTATTGACGATAGATCCATCATTTTGTCCATAGCTGGGGATCCAGATCGCACCAGCTCTTGCAGTATTCAAGTTGAAACTACTATACAGATGATTTGCGATATATAACACGATCTTATGATCTGGGACACCTAAAGTATTGAGCTGTGACATGAACGCTTCAATGCCGGCTCGCATTTGAGATACATTACCGCCCATCTCAACGCTTTCCACATCGATCGCATAAAAAACAGGCTGTTGCTTGTTAGCAACAACCCGCTGTGTTCTCTCAAAGAAATCTCTAGCTTCTTGCTGTGCGTCCGATGTCGATGTACCTCGGAAATAAGCATACACTGCATATTTACCGCCGGCGCTGATACATTTTTGCAAGTTCTCCATGTATTTCAAATCCTGATGCGACGATCCATCTTGTACTCTGATGATGCTTAAAGTTACGTCATCTCTGACAACGCTATTCCAGTCGATAACACCTTGCCATTCCGAGATGTCAATAATTTTCCCGATGTGCGCAGGTTGTGGCTGTGGCGTCTGTCCATTGAATTTGTTTTCCAGTTCCTGCAAAGCCTGCTGTAAGCTTTTAATTTGAGCATTTGAACTTTTAAGTGCCTTTTCGAGATCTGCAGTGCTCAACTTCTGATCTCTGATCAAATTATAAAAAGCGTCACGTTCAGCATCATAAGCTTGCGATGATTGATTTCTATACGCATTTACAGAAAGAGGATCATTACTTAGAGTTATCGTTGTGTTTTGAACTTGCAATAGATCTATCGACATTGACACGATCCGTTCATCGATTTCTAGGCCTTGCAAAGAATTCTGTACGGTAACAGTATCTCCACAATCGAACATAGCGACACCATCTTTGATATAAGATAGGTCAACATATGTTAGTTGTATCTCGTATTTGATAGCTTTTTGTGAAGCTAGATAAGCACGTCCCTTCTGCAACAAAGTATCAGCAGTATTGACATCATCCCACGTCTGAACTTTAGCTCTGATCCCAAATTCTTTGATCAATTCTTCATCTCGCAGATACTCGTTACCACCATTAGCACTAGCGATCGTTAAACGTGGACTTGATACCTCAGTCTTGTTTTCTTCGTTTGTTTGACGCTCTTGTGTAGCTCCCAACGGTTTAAGGACCGTTACTACTTCGGTAGGATCGATATTTCTTGAAGATGACAGCAAGTTCTTAGCCAACTTTATCTTCTGCGTAGCCGTTCCACCAATCTTTGGCATATAGTCAAGATACAAATTTCCAGCCTCATTGCGAACTCTAAGCTCGCCGCCTAAACGGCTGACTAGTTTGTCTTGAATATTATCATACGTATCTTTTGTATCATCAACAAAACGATAGACATTATCAGTTGAATTAGTGACTGTAACATTACCTAAGCGTACCTGCTTAAAGCTTTCTACTTGCTTGTTGTGCTCATTGATTAGCGCTTGTAGAAAGTCTTTAGGCGTTGTATCGTGAAACTCTCGCCAAGGCTGTACGCTGTCATGCAAGAAGCCCTCAAGTCCTTCACATACAGCTGTTTTTTGAATGACACCACTAGTATCCATACTGTCTGAATAAGTTAATACACGACCTTCAAAAAGAACTTTGTTTTGATCTGGGCGTGTTACTTTCACAAAGAATTTGTACGGCTTAATAACCGCATAGAGTTTATGTGAGGGATCCAGTGTAAACGTGAAGCTATCATAGGCGCTAACGCTCTTTGAAACTGTTGCAGATACTAACCTAATACGTTGGTAGATATCTGAATTAAGCAACATTTCTGGGCCATTCCAGCCTTCCCTTATCGTTACTCGATAGCCTTTGCTCATTAGATCACCTCTTCTGTCCAATCAAATGATACTTTGCCATTGCCAATGATCGTGATCAAGCTTTCACCCTTGGGTAGTATCAGGTCATCATTTGAATTACCACCACTACGCAAGTGATAACGTTGATCATTCAAAATAAGATCTACTGGATTTTCACAAGTAACTGTAAGTTCTGCTTCGCGATCCCCTGTATTGATCAACATCAGATTTTCAAACTCCTTGACATCGAACTCAGTTTCTTGCGCTGCATCAAGGTCAAAGCTAAATGGATCCCAGACATCATCAAAACGCTTTTTGAGTCGATAGGCATCACACTGAAATGTGATTGTAAGCTTTGAAAAGTTATAGTTTTCTTCTAACGTTGGTGCTGTCTGAACTTCACCCATAAAGGCATAATTCGGCATAGCATCATCACGTAACAAAATCTTTCCAACTGGCTGATATAGCCAACGTGTGATCTCTGTCACTCGATTATACAGTGCGTATGGATCTTCACGCCCAAAAGGTATTTTGCAAGGAAACGTGATCGTACGTTCATCATACACATTTTCGCCATATACATTGCTCAAATCTACTTGCTTAGAGCTATACGGCAATTGTATTAAACTTTTCCGCTTTTGAGGTAGCGTTATTTGCTTTGTATCCAAAACACGCATGTCAAACTCGCTCGAATGTCTACCGTTGAACGTAAAGCCATACGTTTTACTAGAAATTGACATCTATCGCCATACCTCTCTTTCCTAAAATATCTCTTTGGTTTCGCTCATGAGTACCGTATCTTTCATAAGCGACTGCAAAACTTCGACCATCTACCTTAACTTGCTTATCAGCAATGATATCAAGTTTTCGATTGATAGCTTCGATTTGTTGACTATAATCAGTACCCGTGTAGCTTTGCGTGCTATGAGTAGCGCCAACGCTTTGACTCGTACTTGGCGCCATACCGTAACCGTTTGATCCACTAAATTTAGCGCGATCGATAATATGTGCGATCTTTGCGCTAAAGCTGTTCGGGTTGATCTCAGCCCGTTGCTTGATTGCACTAGCTAACAAGCTGTCTGCATTTGGCTTGCGATTGTTGATCACAAATTCGTCACCATCTTCTGCGATCCACGCAAGCTGCTTGTTGTATACATGACCGCCGTTAGCATAACCGTGACCGTGTCCAATTACGGCTAACATGTCAGATCCGTAACGTGCTTTAGCATAATGGATCGCAGCTAACATATTGTCGTAGCCATTGAAAATATCTTTGTGGCCCGGAAAAGCATGTGCATTAAATGTCGCTGAAATCGTCTGTAATAAACCTTTTGCGAGATCACCAGTCAACGTGTTAATGTCGACATAGCCACCTTGAACTGCTTTAGGGTTCCCCCCAGATTCGCTTTGAATTTGGCGTAACCAAGCCTGTACATAAGCATCTGATGTTGGTAAACCGTTAGCGGCTAATGCCTTTTTAACATATGGTTCCCAACGTTTTGCACCTTCACCTGGCGGGTTTCCTCCAGATTCATCAAACTTCTTCTTAAATCCGTCTAAAATACCTTTAAACCAGTCAACAGCTTGTTCAGGTACATATTTACCAGCACCCTCTCCGATGTCATGCCAAATAGCTTCAGCACTATTCTTACTTTTCTTGAAAAGGCCCATTAATACACCTAACGGATCCTTTAGAGCATCTTCTAATTGATCTATCTTATCAGCTAGCCATTCGCCAACATCACCACTGACATCACCGATCCAGTCGGCAGCCTTTCCTAACCAATCACCAAAACCTTCTTTATACTGCGGTAGCCCTAGCAACATAGCTGTTTGTTTAGCTGGCATAACAGCATCACCAGCCTCTAAGTGGGTAAGTACGTTACGCTCTTGTGGTAATTCAACCGATCCATCACGTCTAAAAATAGCTTCTCGATATGTTGGACTTTCTTCGTCATTGACCAACGCTAGTGTTGATCGTGACATCCGACCACCATCTTTTAAACGTGGAATAAGATCAATGGTCTGTTTTTTACCACCGAAGAAATGAACTACGCCATTAATACCTTTAATACCACCATTCACAAAATCAATGATCCCATTAAATCCAGCCTTAGCAGCATTTTTCATACCATCCCAAATCCCACTAAAGAATTTTGCAACGCCGTCCCAAATTCCTCTCCAAGCACTGTCAATACCTTTAGCAACTCCGATAATGATATCTTTCAGACCGTTAATTGCTCCCGACCCAATAGACTTAATACCGTTCCAAATATCACTAAATAGGTTTTTAATACCATTCCAAACGCCAGACCAGTTGCCTTTGATCGCATTTGTTACGATCTTGATGACGTCTGCTATCACATCTAAGGCAGTTTTTACGATTGGCTTCATTATCTCCCAAACGCCATGTAAGACGCCCTTGATCAAGTTCCATGCACCTTTCCAAAGACCACTGATAACACTCATCGTTCCAGAGATAATACCCTTTATAATGCCCATCCCTAATTTAACGATAGGTTCCATGACTTTCCAAACCACTTTAACAGTCGTAGATAAAGCATTCCAAGCAAGTTTCCAAGCTATTTTAATTATTTCCATTTCGACTTTGATAGCATTAGAAATAATCTTCATACCAATTTTTACAATTGGTTCAATTATTTTCCAAGCCAACTTAACAGCACCAGACATTAAGCCCCAAGCTGTTGACCAACCTTTCTTTAAGACCGTCATTTCAAGATCAATGATAGCAGAGATAACTTTCATACCTGACTTAACAATTGGTTGGATCTCTTTCCAAATATTTGAAAGTGGCTTCTTTATAGTTTTTGTAATGTCATCAATTACTTTTCCGATATTTTTGATCCATTTCTTGATCCAAGATATTACTCCGGATAATCCATCAACAATACCGTGATAGATTTGTTTGCCAACTTTAGCAACTCCAGATCCAAAACTCTTGAGTGCATCCCAAGTTTTATTCACCCAATCTCTGAATGGTTTGAAGTGCTTGTAAGCTTCGTAAACTACGACGCCCAATGCTATTACTGCACCAATAATCAAAATTATTGGATTAGCTGCAAGGAAGTCTCCGAAAACCAAAAGTGAAGCACCGACAATATCAATAGCTCCAGATAGCACTTTAAAAGCAGAGGCTGCCGATGTAACAACGCTCGCAACTGTAGAAGCCGCCTTAATTGCTGTAAAAGCTGTTGCAATTGATCCTAACGCGACACCAACAGCCTTTAGAGCTCCTTCATGTTTAGTAATAGCAGACATTTTTTTATCAGTATCACTCAATGCGGGAATAAGTGGTGATATTTTATCAAACGCAGCACCTAACGCTTTACCAACGTCATTAAGCACATCTGCGAATGTTGAAAAAGCAGACTTAGCAATAACACCCGCCATCTCTCCTAACGCACTTACTACTGGCTTAACAAAGCTCAAAACTGTATTCAAAGCCTGCGATACAGTTGAAAAGATCCGAGCTACACCGCTAAAATCTAGCTTACCTTTCGCTTTATCAGCTTCATCACCCGTTAAACCTAAGCCTTTTGCCAACCCTTTGACAAGGTCAACAGCAAGTGAAAAAGCCCCACCTGTGATCACGCCTAAAAGACCACCAATAGCCTGTTCAATAGGCTTGATCGCATCCATGACTCGATCAAAGCTCTTTTTAAAACTCTCGACATTTTGAGTGATCTCTTTATTATTCAACACACCCGCCACGTTAACTTTGAAACTCGTCGCAAACATAGATAAAGTGTTGCCGATCGCTCCAAAAACTCCAGAAAAGACACCAGCAAGCGTATCAATAACTTTCTTGTTATTCTCGATCGTCTTTGTGATCTTGCCAAACGTATCTTGCACAATGTTGCCAAAACCATTGATAGGTCCAGTAATACGATCCTTACCAAACGCATCGATGACGTTTTTCATACCGTCAACGACTGCAGCTTGTAAGTTACCGATCGCACCTTCAAAAGTTTTGGTAGACTCAGCGGCTTTTTTAGCTCCGTCAGTTTGGCCAAGTTTCATCAAAGCATCACTAAACTCTTGAGCTGTGATCTCACCATTAGCCATAGCATCGCGGAAATCGCCAGTATATGCGCCAGCGTCTTTCATAGCTTTTTGAAGCACGCCAGACGCACCCGGAATAGCATCAGCAAGTTGGTTCCAGTTTTCAGTAGTCAACTTACCAGCACCAGCCGTTTGCGTAAGCATCAGAGCAACTGATTTAAATGTCTCAGCGTTACCACCAGCTTGAGCATTCAAGTTACCCGCCGCTTCTGTCAGCCCCATATAGTCCTTAATACCGTTAGCGGCTAACTGAGCAGTCGTATTAGCGATGTCATCTAGTCCATAGACTGTCTTATTAGCATAGTCCATAACTTGATCAGATGTCTTTTTGATCTCATCTTCGCCAAAGCCACCAAGTTGCATTGTCGATCTAAATTTGTCCATCGCATCTGAAGCGTTAGCCCCTTCAACGACAACATCTTTTAGACCGTCTACTAACATTGTGATCCCATGTCAACTACCCCTCACTAAAGTGAGGGGCTTGTGAGGCTAAGCCTTACGGCTTTTAATCACAATTTGCGTAGATACAGCCCTGCTTATAATCCATCTGAGATAAATCATAAGTCTGACACGCTAATTACCAACGCCATTAGAGTCCGCAAGTTGCCAAACGGACTATTTTAATGAGTTATTTAGCCAACTTAGCTAAGCCTTTGTCTAAGATATTTAGACTAGCATTGTGGTCACGAATGTGGAAAGCTCCACATTGAGGGCATATCCACTGACGGTCCTTTAGGGTTAGTTTTTGAGTATCATCAGTTCCCATTACAAATTTGCACGTATGACACATTTGCGTTGTGTTCTTTGGGTTAACGGTAATAAAGATTCGTCCGTATAAATTAGCTTTGTATTCTAATTTTTGTAAAAAGCTTCGCCAACCGACATCAGAAATTGACATAGCTAAAGCGTGATTTTTCAACAAATTACTACTTCTTAGATTCTCTGCCACAATCAAATCGTGGTTATTGATAAGTACCATGGAGAGATAATTTAAGAAGTTTTTTCGTTGATTGCGAATTTTATCATGCAACTTAGCTACTAAGTGTCTTTGTTTTTGATAATTCTTACTATCACGTAAGGAACGGTTTTCTTTCTTAGCTCGCAATTCACGCCGTGATAAGGTTCGTTGAGCCTTAGCTAATTTATGCTTAATAGTTCGATAATAACGTGGGTTATCAACAATTACGCCGTCACTAGTCGTTAAGAAGTTCTCGGTATTAAGGTCAATGCCGATTTGAGAATTGGTTTTAGGTAAGATTTTAACGAATGGGGTATCAGACCCTAATTGCATGGAAACAAAATACCTATCAGCACTATCTTTTGAGATAGTTACTGTTCCGATTCTAATATCGCTTTTCTTATCTAAAATACGACGGTATGAGCCACTGACTCTCAATTTACCTAATTTGGGCATTTGGATATGCTTCTTATCAATAAATCTAACTGACCCACTAAACATATCCATGGATTTATTTTTACCGTACTGGCAATTGGTTTGATAACTTTGTCGATAACTTTTCTTATGATAGTTAGGTGTGCCAGCTTTATGAACCTTCCGATACAATTTCCAAGCCTTTTGATAGTTTTGGATTGCATTAGCTTTAGTCAAACTATCAATTCGTTTATCTTGCATATATTGGTAGTGATTAGACATGTTTCTAGCGTTTTTACGACTCTCCAAGTCAACAATCCGTGCTTGGATAGTATCAATTGGCAATTTAACTTGCTTTAAGTGGTATAATTCTTGGTCAATCGCCACCATCTTATTATACACCGTGCGACTAATATCAGAGTTGACTTGAATAATTTGCTTTTGCTTAGTCGAAGGATAAATTCGCATTTTTAACCCAAAGTGATAAGCTAGTTTACTCATTGATTTCATTTTACTTCACCACCTTTCAACTATTAATATATCATATTAATAGCTTACTGACGTAAGCTAGGGCTATCCAGCCCCTCACTAAAGTAAGGGGATTTCCGCCCAACTATTATTAAAGCAGCACCACCAAGAAATGAACCAGCTACAATAGTTTTTAAGCGAGTAAAACCTGTTTCAGTGCTTTCAGACTCTTTCTTAATAGCTCTTAGCTTGTCGCTTGCATTATCATTTAGCTGGACTTCGGTCAATATCTTTTTAGGTAGCTTGTTTAGCAAAGCTTCATAGTCGATGACTTCGCCTTTTTGTGCTTGTGCTAAGATCTCAGTACGTGTCTTCTTTGGAACTCGTTTTAAAAGGGTCGTAAAGTCGTCTATGCCGGCCTTTTTAGCGTCTGCGTCTAACTTTACTTTTTGTTCTTTAGGTAGCTTACGCAAGCTCGTGATGATCTTCTGCGTGCCTTTTTGCGCATCGCTATCATCGACTTTAGGAGTGATCGTAGCTGTTGGCTTCTTTAGTTCAGCGTCAACGTCTTTTTTGACGTCTTTTGCTTCATTCACAACATTACTTGACGCTTTTTTAAAGTCGCTATCCATTTCGCTACCTGCGCCATTACCAAGTTTTTTCAACAAGCTCTCTGCTAGCTGCATATCGCTCTTAAACTTATCGAGTGGCATATCGATATCGATCGTAACAACACCATCAGCCATCTAATCACTTCCTTTCTTGTTGATGTTTAGCCATGTTATAAAAGCCGCTAAAAGCAGCGTCTGCACGTTGCTCTTGCGCTTGAACGTTGAACTGCTGTCCTAATGAAAAATGATCCTTAGCTTCTTGCAACGAGTTCAGTGCTTCACCTTCTAGCCCATCAAGCGATCTGCGTCTTATATCGATAATACGCATGATGTAAGTATCTTCGCTTAAGCCATTAAACAAAGCTTTGAACTCATCCCAGTGCAAACGCTCATTTGCTGGCTTATACAACTCACGAGCTAAATTAATGTTGTAGCACTGCACGAAACTAGCAAATATCGCTTCCGCATCTTTCGTGTACGAGTAGTACTTAATAGACTCCATCTCATTTCCTGCGATATCTTTTTCAGGTTCTGACGATCCATACGACTGCTGACCAATATATTTGATCAGTGCGTCAGTTCCAGTGATCACAAAATCTGGATCAAGTGGCGCATCATCTTCAAAAAACATCTTGAAAGCTGTCAAAAATTTATGATCGTTGTCAAGTACTTCATCGTCGAGCATTTCATAGAATCTAAGCACGTTATCAAATGCTAAGTTGACCGCATAAAACTTGCCGCGGTATTCAATCGATCGGTTTAATTTTTCGGTCAAACTGATCATCTATATCACTTCCGTTTTTTGCGCTTGTTCTTGGTATAAAGACTCATACGATCGTTTTGCTTCTTTTCTTCCTTTTGTTTTTCTTTAATTGAATCGGTATAGATCTTGCGAAGTTCTCCAATCAAATAAGATAAAGCAACTGTCTTTCGACCTAACCGTTCATATAAACGGTGACCTTCGTTTTGGCCTAGTAATTCATCTAATGTTGACATCATTTTCTTGTTGATCTCGTTAAACATATTGCTGATGATTTCTTTACGTCCATCAGCACCGATCTCAGCAAATTTTTCTTCACTGATATCTCCTAATTCAGCAAAATATGTCGCAAGTTCAGCTTGCAATTCGGTCAATCGTTTAAACATTTCGTCATCGATTGTGATCGGATATACTTTGCCAGCAATACGAACTTCTGCTTTTGTAGTGTTATCAATAAGTGCGTCTAAGTTAATTTGTTTTACAGCCATTTTAAATTCCTCCATTTTCGTCTCACATCTCTCGTCTCTGTCGCTTTATTGATTAGTCAGTTGAACCAGTGACTTGATCACTAAGTTTGAACAAACCATCTTCGTCGCCTGCGACAACTTTAGGTTTGCCGTTTGGGATCACAGGTTCGCCGTTCATCCCCAAAACAAAACTAAATGTTTGCTTTGCGTTAGCGTTACCGCCACTTGCAACGATCGTCATGATAGTTACATGTGCTACGATCATTTCACCAGTCGAATTGATCCATAACATACGTGTCTTAAGAGCTTCACCGACGGCAAATTCTTTGCCTGCAACAAAGTCTTGAGCTTTATCGCCGTAAACGCGATGCCCAGAAAAAGACCATTGCGGACGCTTACCAGTGATGTCATTAGATCCGTAAGCGCCACCGTCGTAGTAAGCATCGTTGTTCGCTGTTTCGTTTCCAGCCGGTGTTACACTAGCGATTCCTTTTGCCAAGCGGGCCCACTTTGCGTCGGTAACATCAGCTAGATTGTCACCACCAGTAACATCGATATAGTATTGATTAGTTGAGTTCAGTAAAAATCCGTCGCTCACAGGTTCAGAGTTAGCGACTTTTGTAGTAGTAATTGCCATGTTAATACCTCCTAATTATTTATTGAATGTGTCAACTACAACTTGAAAATCAAGCACATAAACCGCTACTCCTGCAGGATCAGCAGAAATAATGTGTGGGAACGATGTCAGTTGTAGTGTGTTAAAAATAAAACTATTGTCTTGACTGACAACAGAAAAATCATGATCGCCAAGCAATTCAGCAATTAAAAAAAGGCACTGATTGATCAGAGCCTCATCGTCGGAACGCATAGCGATCTCAAAATTGAATTGTTCAGTCTTGTTACCTTCGTAGTCGCAGCTAATGACATTTGATCCTGGTAAAGAATAGATTCTCAATTCGGGAATTTTCTTGCCATTCATATAGCCACGCTTGATTGCAGTTGGCAGTTCAAGCTTGTTGATCACTTTTTGCAAAACACTTTCTAGATCCATCATTGTCCTCCTTTTTCCCAACCAACTATAAAGGCTCTCTTCCAGTCATTCATGTACAAAGACTTAGCCTTTAAATCCCATCGCTTGGTAGCAAGTGGGTGTTGATTTCGTGTGTAATTAACTACTGGACTACCATTGATAACACCGTAAAATTGAGCCCTTGCATACGGAGCTTGCCAACTGATGTGATTTTTAAACGTATGACCAGTATTGGACAAGTACCCACTTTTGAACGGAACAAATTGATCCATGTCAGCAGCTGCTTGATTGGTTGCATGATATAAAGCTGAGTCAAGCCTACTGGATGAACCCTTTTTATCAAATCCATCGCCATGAAAAGAAACTGTTACACTCATCACAACACCTCCAATTCATAACTATAAACACCGTTACTAAAAGGATCTTGATTGACAACGATATTGATGATCGTCCACTCTTTTCCGGCATATTTGATCTTATTGCCTACATCTTCTCTTGAAAGTTTTGGCATCGGATCAGTTACACCCGCAAACAAAAAGACAACTGCATTAGCCGTGATGACACGACTATTACCGTTGCCTGCGTATATCGTTTGCTCTTGTACGATCACATTATTTACCTGTGTTGCTTTCTCTGTTTTGATCGGTTTGCCCCAATCATCTGTTTCATCACTGACATTGCTCTCGATAAATTCTACTTTTTGGTTACACAATTGTTTGCTTATCCGTGGAATGTTTACCATGTTGATGCCACCCCACGATACAACAAACCGTAATGCGCTAAAAGTGTGTAGGCTTCACGACATAAGCCAGCAACGACCTTATTGGATACTTTATCTCCCGGCGTAAGTGATAACCGTCCGATCGACACACTCGAAAAGTTAGAGTTAGCCATATCATACGATGTTCCGCCACCGGCATTGATAAAATCTATTTGTTCACAGATTGCCCGCTTGAATGCTTGGGCTCGCAAACCGAACGTATCTTCTTCAATATTACGGATAACATAGAAGTCTCGAGTTGCGTTATCGATCATACGTTCAGCTTTTTTTGCAATTCTATCAAAATCATTAGTATCTACAGCGTCATACCCTAAACTTACGTAGTCTTCAAAACTAATATACACGGTTATCACCACCTAACTATTTTGACTTAGCTGGTTGTGTTGCCACATAAATAGCTTTCTTAGCGTTCTCAAAAATAACAGCGTCATAGTAGCTTAAGCCTTTGATCGTCCAACGATAGCCCGAGCGGTCATCTTCTGGCGAGATAACATCAATTGTGTTATATTTTACGATCGGTGCCACAGCAAATAATGGAACTGCCATGAAATTAACGTCATCTGTGATACTTAATCCTTGCAGACGTTGCTTAGGTACTGTCAAAATCGGTGTGCCTCCATCTAATTGAGCAACACGGCGATCGATACCGTTGATCGATTGTTGATTTACTGTAAACGACTTATTGACTCCGTCAGAGTTCTTCAATGCTTTATAGTAATCAGATGATACAAGCATGATCCATCCGCCCGGAATTTCGTTGTCAGTCATGTATTGTTCTACATCATCATAAGCTGCTAGTGCATTCTTGCTGTCGATACTATCCGTTACTAACTTACCACCATCAGTTGCTGTATCATATAGCTTTTGAGCCATGAATTTATCACGATGTGGCACTGTGATACGCTGTGTGTGTTCACGTACAACATTAGCTACTGTATATGCTCCATTTTCAGACATATCAAGCTGATCTAAGTCGTAACCGATCCATTCTTCTTTAGTGAGCTCAATCGTTTCTTTTGTGACGTTTACATTCTTACGTGTGTTGTCACCGTTACGTACATACGCTGTAGCGTCTGCAAAACCGTCCATCTTATTGATACGTACAGAACGTACACCTGTAAAATCCGATTCACTGATTGATTTTGCCCCACCTGTTAAAGGTTGCCAAATCTTAGAGTCAGCGTGAAATTCACTATCGATCTTTGCTAAATCTTTACTATCCAATACAATTCCCATTTTGTTTCCTCCTATTCGTTTGCCATGCGTTCAGCAATCTTAGAAATAATTGGATCTTTGCTAGCTTCTTTGCCATTGTCATTTCCAAGGCCTGCACCAACAACGATCCGTCCGTTTTGATGTGCTTTCTCATCTTCAAATAAAAAGGCATTATCTTTTTTGATCGCTTCGAGCTGATTATCAAAGCCATTCAACTTACCATCATCACCGATAGTAATATCATCTGCTTTTAGCAACGCTTGAACGGCAGTGACATTCTTTGCATTTGCATCTCTCAAAGCGTTTTGGATTTTGAATTCTTTAGCCTGTTTGGCAAGCTTAGCTTCGTAATCCTTTGACGCCGCCTTATTATCATCTTGAAGTTGCTTGATCTGATTTTGCAGTTCTTCGCTATCACCAGCAGACTTCTTGAGATCCTCAAGTTGTTTATCACGATCGGTAACTCGTTCTTTCAAGCTATCACGTTCGCTAGTTAGTGATTGAACATCATTTTTAAAATCCGAAACAGTCTTACCATGCTCGGTCATTACTGACGTGATCTGTTCATCAGATAAGCCGTGTTCTTTTAAAAACTCTCTTGTTAATGCCATGCAAATCTCTCCTATCGTTTTTATTTTTCGTGGAACGCTCCACGAGATTGATTGCATAAAAAATAAGCCTTTTAACGACTTGCTCGGGTCGAGTGAATTGTGGGTGCAACTTTATTCAGCTAACTCAATAAAGTCTATCTTGCCAAAGGGAATGTCATCATCTCCGTAAGATTTACTCCCAGTGTGATTGTAGATAATCATATCATACCCCCACGTTTCATAATCTACATCGACAATATACAACTTCTTCTTATCGCCATTCTTCATAGTAACAATGCACCATTTATGATAAAAAGCATCCATGACATCCCAAATATTGGTTTTTTTATCTATTTTCATCGTTTCTCATATTGCTTTGAGCTATTTGTTCACGATTATAGTCACGAGCCAATATCTGATCATTTTTATTTACTTCCTTGATCAACTGTCTAAGCTTTCTCTGCCTGTTTGCAATAAGCGTTTTAGAATTGGCTATCATTGTTTCATCTTCCAATTCTTCTGCCACTCGTAAGCGTTTCTTAGCATCTCTGATAGATCGTTCATACTGACGTTGCTTTTGCTGTAATCCAGCATTCTTGATCGCTTCTTCCGGTGTGACCGTTGGATGCTGATTGTTAGTGTTCGTATCTTCTGAAAATGGATAAAAATTATGATGACAGTTGATGCCCAACGTTCCACTAGGTTGACCATATCCATGATTATAGATGCTGTCGTATTTAGCGTTATATCGTGGATCATTTGGTGGGACCATATTGACAACGTGACCTTGTATATACGCACAAGCTTCACGACTTGCCATATGCCAACTCATTACACACAATGTTTGTCCGTAATCTTTCATACGCTGAGTTCTGAGCTCGTGATGCGCACGGTTTACAGTTGTGGTGATCACGGTGCGGGTATAACCTTCAATACTCCATCGATGTCCAGCTTTATCCACCATATTTGATTTTAGACCTGCATCAACTTGCTTATAGATCGCATCTTTTATCGCTTGTTCGTTAGTTTTTAGGCCTGTCATGCTCTCAATACTCGCTTGTTGTCAACTACCCCTCACTAAAGTGAGGGGCTTGTGAGGCTAAGCCTTACGGCTTTTAATCACAATTTGCGTAGATACAGCCCTGCTTATAATCCATCTGAGATAAATCATAAGTCTGACACGCTAATTACCAACGCCATTAGAGTCCGCAAGTTGCCAAACGGACTATTTTAATGAGTTATTTAGCCAACTTAGCTAAGCCTTTGTCTAAGATATTTAGACTAGCATTGTGGTCACGAATGTGGAAAGCTCCACATTGAGGGCATATCCACTGACGGTCCTTTAGGGTTAGTTTTTGAGTATCATCAGTTCCCATTACAAATTTGCACGTATGACACATTTGCGTTGTGTTCTTTGGGTTAACGGTAATAAAGATTCGTCCGTATAAATTAGCTTTGTATTCTAATTTTTGTAAAAAGCTTCGCCAACCGACATCAGAAATTGACATAGCTAAAGCGTGATTTTTCAACAAATTACTACTTCTTAGATTCTCTGCCACAATCAAATCGTGGTTATTGATAAGTACCATGGAGAGATAATTTAAGAAGTTTTTTCGTTGATTGCGAATTTTATCATGCAACTTAGCTACTAAGTGTCTTTGTTTTTGATAATTCTTACTATCACGTAAGGAACGGTTTTCTTTCTTAGCTCGCAATTCACGCCGTGATAAGGTTCGTTGAGCCTTAGCTAATTTATGCTTAATAGTTCGATAATAACGTGGGTTATCAACAATTACGCCGTCACTAGTCGTTAAGAAGTTCTCGGTATTAAGGTCAATGCCGATTTGAGAATTGGTTTTAGGTAAGATTTTAACGAATGGGGTATCAGACCCTAATTGCATGGAAACAAAATACCTATCAGCACTATCTTTTGAGATAGTTACTGTTCCGATTCTAATATCGCTTTTCTTATCTAAAATACGACGGTATGAGCCACTGACTCTCAATTTACCTAATTTGGGCATTTGGATATGCTTCTTATCAATAAATCTAACTGACCCACTAAACATATCCATGGATTTATTTTTACCGTACTGGCAATTGGTTTGATAACTTTGTCGATAACTTTTCTTATGATAGTTAGGTGTGCCAGCTTTATGAACCTTCCGATACAATTTCCAAGCCTTTTGATAGTTTTGGATTGCATTAGCTTTAGTCAAACTATCAATTCGTTTATCTTGCATATATTGGTAGTGATTAGACATGTTTCTAGCGTTTTTACGACTCTCCAAGTCAACAATCCGTGCTTGGATAGTATCAATTGGCAATTTAACTTGCTTTAAGTGGTATAATTCTTGGTCAATCGCCACCATCTTATTATACACCGTGCGACTAATATCAGAGTTGACTTGAATAATTTGCTTTTGCTTAGTCGAAGGATAAATTCGCATTTTTAACCCAAAGTGATAAGCTAGTTTACTCATTGATTTCATTTTACTTCACCACCTTTCAACTATTAATATATCATATTAATAGCTTACTGACGTAAGCTAGGGCTATCCAGCCCCTCACTAAAGTAAGGGGATTTCCGCCCAACTATTATTAAAATTCTCCAAATATCTTACTTGTTGCCATAAGTAAGGATCATTATCATCCGCTGGTGTATGCGATAGATAGTAATCGCTTGTACGTTTAATTACATCTTCGATCACCGACATCGGATAGCTGTACTTACTTAGCAACTCAGCTATTCTTTCTTTAGCTGTCACCTTTGTTCTCCTTTCAAAAAAGCGGACCACCGTGTTTTGCTCCTCTGATCACCAAAGATAGGACGTTGCCCAATCACTCTTCTTCCTCCACTAATTCATAAGTCTTCTCAAAAATTTCTTTCTTGATTGCCCAATGCTCACCATCGAATCCAGTAGCAATATAATCGCCTACATCAAACTTCATATCGCCTTCTAGCGTTTTCAAAGAATAACCAGGTGGCAAAATTTCTGAAATAAACGGTGCATACTGAATTGGATATCTCATCATCATTTCAAACGATCCGTCAAATTGTTCAGCTTTGATCGTTGCTGTCTTTCTATACTCTTTTAGCATTTCTCATTCCTCCAATTCATCTTCAGGTACTTCGACCTTTAACACGTTGAGATTAAGCCCTTTGGCTCGTGGATCTTTTTGCATCTCGTCGATTTCATCTTGCGTAAATTGTGATCGTCCCATTTCCGTCGGTGTTCCGCCTCCCCAATACCACGAGTCATTATAACGATCTACCCTTAAATACTCATCATCAAAGTTCAGTTTGATATAATACTTTCTCTCTTTGACCACATAATTACCTAAGACGTAAGCCCGCATAATTCTTTTTGTAAAAGCCCATCGGTCAATCTCTGGATATTTTGTAGCCTGTTCAGCCAACCTGCTAAAAAACTCTAGGTTAATATTGTGGTCCAGAGACGGTAATCTTCTATTTTTATCAAACCATTCAGCTTCTTCGGGAGTTAGCACCACCCGTTTAATGATCTCTTCATTGCTGGCCAGCTTGTACCAGCCTCTTTTGTTCATCATCTCTTGCTTCACTTTATATGCCGTTCCTTCAGCATTACTTAAGGCATATACTTCAGCTTTGTTGATCCAAAAATCTTTTTCTTCTGTCATTTTGTTAACTCTCCAAATTTGTATTATTCAAAAAAGCGCTTTTTTTGATTATTCGGTGCTAAAACCTACCGCCTATTGTTAAAAATAGCCACTTTTTTCATTTTTCATCATTCGCAAATGCGATAACGCTCATAAATAGCATGAACGCTATCAGCATCAGCCACTTAATCACGAGCATTGGCCTGCACGCTCCATTCTTCTAACTCGTGTTTATGCCATTCCCGTTTAAAAGTCTGTGCTAAATCTTCCCATGATCCATCAAGCATATACGACTCACGTAAAGCTTTTAAAAACGATCGTTCTCTCTCATTCCACCGCTTCTGGTTTTGAATATCAGTTGTAGACTGCTCTTCGATACCTTGCAGATAACCGACCGATACACCGAAATAATCAGCTAGCTTTATCCATGTTTCAAGTTTAGGATCCCTATCACCTTTTTCAAATAATGAAATAGCTTGTCTAGTAACGCCAATTTCATCAGCTAATTTTTGCTGACTGATACCTTTTTCAAGTCTTATCTCTCTAATTCTGTTTCTCAACTTGTGCACGCTCCTTCGCTCGTTCTAATTTCTTCTGACGTCGTTTGCGCTTGTCACGCTTGCGACTGCGTTTCTTTCCTGTCATTTGTCACCCTCCGTTGCATTCATAAAATACAAGTACGTTTCAACTGCAGTTACAGCCTGTATCATTGCCATTGTTGCTCCTTCGATATTATCGCCAAAAATCTTGTGTGCAATTTTTCTGTCGTGCAACTTACAACCATATTTAAGAACGATTTCACTTATCGTTTCTTCGTTCCATCGCTCCTCAACACCGTTAAGGCCAGCGTTAACATACGTATAGCCATCATCGGACAACATTTTGTCATCAATCACCACAAATGTTATATTATCCCACAGTACATCTGATGCGCCTGTGATTATCTCGTCGCCTTCTCGTTCATATATCATCAGTCATCATCTCCTGTCCAATATTTGACTATCACACCAAAGAAATCTCAAATGTCTTAAGCATGCACTCATTTGCTTTTTTACACATATCTCGCTCAACTTCAAAACCATAAGCACTTCGATTGAGTTCCGCTGCAGCTCTTAGTGTGCTTCCACTTCCAGCAGTTGGATCGATAACAACATCGCCCGGATCAGTAAAGATCTCTATCAAACGTTTCAACACCGGAATAGGCTTTTGCGTTGGGTGGATTTTTGGATAACCATTGTCAATTTCCCAATTGAACCAATTCATGATCATTCGTCCATCATTGTTAAATTTAGGTAACTTATCACGATACAGAACTATCGCATATTCTGTAGCTCCCACTATCTTCATGTTTGCTTTTAATGCTTGCGAACTCGACTTTTTAATGAAAATCAATGGATAAGCATGAGTCAACTACCCCTCACTAAAGTGAGGGGCTTGTGAGGCTAAGCCTTACGGCTTTTAATCACAATTTGCGTAGATACAGCCCTGCTTATAATCCATCTGAGATAAATCATAAGTCTGACACGCTAATTACCAACGCCATTAGAGTCCGCAAGTTGCCAAACGGACTATTTTAATGAGTTATTTAGCCAACTTAGCTAAGCCTTTGTCTAAGATATTTAGACTAGCATTGTGGTCACGAATGTGGAAAGCTCCACATTGAGGGCATATCCACTGACGGTCCTTTAGGGTTAGTTTTTGAGTATCATCAGTTCCCATTACAAATTTGCACGTATGACACATTTGCGTTGTGTTCTTTGGGTTAACGGTAATAAAGATTCGTCCGTATAAATTAGCTTTGTATTCTAATTTTTGTAAAAAGCTTCGCCAACCGACATCAGAAATTGACATAGCTAAAGCGTGATTTTTCAACAAATTACTACTTCTTAGATTCTCTGCCACAATCAAATCGTGGTTATTGATAAGTACCATGGAGAGATAATTTAAGAAGTTTTTTCGTTGATTGCGAATTTTATCATGCAACTTAGCTACTAAGTGTCTTTGTTTTTGATAATTCTTACTATCACGTAAGGAACGGTTTTCTTTCTTAGCTCGCAATTCACGCCGTGATAAGGTTCGTTGAGCCTTAGCTAATTTATGCTTAATAGTTCGATAATAACGTGGGTTATCAACAATTACGCCGTCACTAGTCGTTAAGAAGTTCTCGGTATTAAGGTCAATGCCGATTTGAGAATTGGTTTTAGGTAAGATTTTAACGAATGGGGTATCAGACCCTAATTGCATGGAAACAAAATACCTATCAGCACTATCTTTTGAGATAGTTACTGTTCCGATTCTAATATCGCTTTTCTTATCTAAAATACGACGGTATGAGCCACTGACTCTCAATTTACCTAATTTGGGCATTTGGATATGCTTCTTATCAATAAATCTAACTGACCCACTAAACATATCCATGGATTTATTTTTACCGTACTGGCAATTGGTTTGATAACTTTGTCGATAACTTTTCTTATGATAGTTAGGTGTGCCAGCTTTATGAACCTTCCGATACAATTTCCAAGCCTTTTGATAGTTTTGGATTGCATTAGCTTTAGTCAAACTATCAATTCGTTTATCTTGCATATATTGGTAGTGATTAGACATGTTTCTAGCGTTTTTACGACTCTCCAAGTCAACAATCCGTGCTTGGATAGTATCAATTGGCAATTTAACTTGCTTTAAGTGGTATAATTCTTGGTCAATCGCCACCATCTTATTATACACCGTGCGACTAATATCAGAGTTGACTTGAATAATTTGCTTTTGCTTAGTCGAAGGATAAATTCGCATTTTTAACCCAAAGTGATAAGCTAGTTTACTCATTGATTTCATTTTACTTCACCACCTTTCAACTATTAATATATCATATTAATAGCTTACTGACGTAAGCTAGGGCTATCCAGCCCCTCACTAAAGTAAGGGGATTTCCGCCCAACTATTATTAAAGCCTTCTTTTTTCCCAGTTTCGACTAACATCGGAATTTGTTCCCAAGCACAAAACACGATCATAGCTGGCGCTTTTCCACGCTCTTTAGGCTCTTTAATAAGCATCTTCCTAGCAAACTTCATGAAGTTAACAACGTTAAAACGTTCATCACGGTTGAAAAAGTTTTGCTTGGCTTTTTCGCTTTCGCCTTTTTTGTTGTCACCATCTTTATACCAAGCTGGGTTACTTGCATAGGCATTATTCCCGATATTGTAAGGAATATCTGCAATCATCAGTTGCGCTTTTGGTATCTGATAGCGTTTAAAGTTTTCAAAATTATCGTTATACAATTCAATTTTCGTTTTTTTCTCTGTATCTAGTGGTATTAGGCTCTTGTTATTCAATATTTATTTACCTTCTTTCAACATTCTGTGATCTTTGATACCTGCAAAACTGATAAAGTTTCCACGAGCATGCTTTCTCAGCCGTGACATAGAACGATCACCGTAACGCTTGATCAGGTCCTCGCCCTCAAGATTCGTCGTGATGATGAGATGCTGATCTTCTCTGATCTCCATCAACTCATCGAAAGTTTGAAAATACCAGTCACTGTTGCCTTCTTTTCCCAAATCATCAACGATCGCAATATCTGCAGTCTGTAGCGCTGTGTTAATCAACGTGAATTGTCTAGATTTTTCATCATCTCTGATAGACTCTTGTTTTAACGTCATGAACCTACTCCAGTTAACGAACGTCACAGCAAGCGGCACTTGCACGATCTGATATTCTTCACCAACCTTTTTTCTGATATTTTTGACATATTTGGTTTGGTTCAACACTTCATACATCATCGCCATCGCAATATGTGTCTTGCCTCGACCGGTCCCACCTTGTAAGAAAATGTGCATCGGATCATCTTTTATTCCTTTGGCTAATCGTTCGGACATGCTCAGTGCTTTATTTCTGACATTTGCTTCTTTTTCATCGATCGGACGATAATTGCCAAAGTTGTAATTGAACACTTTACTTGATCCAAAGCATGACGTATTTCTCAGATAATTAAAGACCTCATCTTTCCGGTTTTGGATCTGTATATCTTTCAACCGTTCCTCTTGCGTTTTTGTAGCAATCGAACTATAGCCACACTCCATGCACGCCTGTACATTTGGATGTTCTTTTGGCGAAAACAGTGACGCACCACATTGCGGACATGTTCCACTTTGTACAAAGCTAAAACGTGTTACTAATCCACTCACATCCATTCATCACGCCTCCCCAAAGAACTCTGCTTCTAATTCTTCATCTGTGCCATAGTGTTTATTTGATAGATCGCGCTCGATTGCCGGCTTAGAATTTGTATAGCTGTTGTTTTGCCGTCGTCGCTGTTTCTTAGCTTTAAATTGTTTTTCTTCACCTTCGATAGCATTGATGGATAAAATATTGTTGTTAAACCAGTTATGCAAAATTCCTAGCGTGTATTTTCTCTTATCGTTAGCACCATAACTTATCGCTCCAGACAAAGCTTTTATAAAGATTTCAATAACTTCATCATGATCAACGCCTCTATCTATCCAATCCCAGTACTCATACGCGAAATCTTCTAGTATAAACGGTGCAACCATCCCCAAATTCTTTTCCCAAAATTCTTTAAACTTTGTGATCTTTGAGATGCCAGCTATCTGTCTATCTATCTTATTCTTACTTGTATTATTAACACTTGTATTATTCTCTTTGCGTTTTCTGAGGGGAGGGGTATTGGCGCCACTGCCTACACCCTCTTGTTCTTTCTGAGGGGGGGTATTGCGTTTTCTGCCTATAGGGGTACTTATTGGATATAGTCGACGTTCCTTGACTTGCTTAGTACCTTCGTGGTAAATGATTTCACGCTCCAAGTAGCCACACTCCTCTAACGTACTGATCCAGCGTGAAATAGTTCCGTTATCAACCTCATATAGTTTGGCAAAATAACCGTTGCTAGCATGACAGTAGCCATCTTTGTTGCTTAATGCCGTGATCTCACTGTATAACTCTCTTGCATTAGGTTTGCCCAATCTTCGATCATATCTAACATCCGCTGTTAAAATTGAGAAATAACTTGGCTTTTCCATACTTACGGCCTCCTTAAATTTATCGGGCCTCTCACCCGTTTGGCATTAACGTTTACTGACGCTCGTTGTTAGATCTTGCTCTTGATCATCAAGTGATAGTGCTGTTCTTCGATCTCTTTCAAGATCGCTTTTAGCTCTTCGTGACTCAAGCCAGACTCAACTGCAGCACCTAAAACAAAGTCGATCAATACATCTTTTACTGTTGGTTTCATCTGATCTCCTTAGTAAATTTCAATATCACTTGCATGGATCGGTAATTCGATCTTTTTAGTAAGTCTGCAATATTCGCAATGCTCACACCTTGTTGGCTCTTCTTCGCCACTCATCACTCTTTGAATATGCTCTTGGTTTTCTTCGATCATTCGCATCGCATCTTCCATGTAGATCGCATCTTGATCGCCATTGAAGTCGATCGCTTCTTTATCTGGCGGTGTCTGCTTGCTGACTGCAAAGATAAATGGTTGACAGCCTACTCCAAAAGTCTGTTTGATCAGTTCGATGTATACAGCCATCTGCATGTAATAACCACGATCAGCGATAAAGTTGTCGTACTTGTTATAAGTGCTTGACCAATGCTTTTTATGAATATCATCTACTGTCTTAAGATCACAGAAATACAATTGATCCAAGTTCAAACTATCGATCTTGCCTTTCCATTTGTAACCGTAAATATCACCTGTGACGATCACTTCTTTTTGTCCTGGTTCATATAGTGCCTTAAATACTGTTTCATCTTTCAAAGCATTTATCATCGCATCAGCTGTCTTAAAGTCTGATTTAAGATGTCCGTATGGTTCTTTTTTATTAGGCTTGGTCATTAATGCACTACCTTTGTCAGCAATAAATTTCTGATGTGCTTCTTTACTTTCAAAATAGCTATGCACATAATTACCCACTGAAAGCGCTGTAGTCTCTTCTCGTTGCCACTCGCCTTTCATAGTAGCTAGCGCAGCCGCTTCACACTGCATAAAGTCTTTAAACAGTGATACACTCATATAATGCTGGCTTGCTTCTGAACTGTAGTAGTTTTCTTCTGTTAGTTCAAACTTATTCATTTACCGGCTCACCCCAATGGTTAAGTAACTCCGTTTGTTCTTCGCCTGAAGTCTCATTTGCCACTGCCTTGATGATCTCTTTTACATCTTCTGGCTTTTCATCTGTAGTCGGCTGTTCTTTATCTTTTTCTACCGCTTTAATTGGTGTTGGCTTTTTTGCCTTTTTAGAGGCTGTTTTAGCCGTTGTTTTCTTTTCCTGGGTATTTTCCTTAGTAACTTCTTCAACAGGCTCCTGTGGCGATTCCAGTGCTTGATTAAACAAATCTTCAGCCTGTTTGCTTTTAGTAGTTTCTTCAGCTTCAATATTTACAGGTTCTGGATCGATTTCATCTTTTGCAGCCGCTTCTGCTAACTGCGTTGACATTGGCCCCCACTTCGTAAGTAGGTCTTTAAGCACCGTTTTCTTAGCCATAGCGTCAAAATCAGTAGCCCAAGGTGAATTACCTCCAGCTTTTGAAAAACGCTGTCTATGAGCTTCTATTTGCTCTCTAGTCCAGTACACTGTTTTCTCAAATCCATTTAACAGTTTGAAATACCCAATATATCCAATGACCGTATCAGATACTCGTTTTGTCGGATCAAATCCTACTTCTTCAGTAAGCGGGTTCCAACTCGTGAGCTCACCTTCGTGGACTGTAACAGCATTCATCGCTCTGTATTGACCACTTCGTTGCGCTAACTGGATATAACCCTTATATCCGATCTGGGCTTGCGCTTTGCCCTTGTATGGTACAAGCCACACATAGCCCAAGTTTTGATCAATAGGCAGGTCTAATGTCGCAGCTACCATCGCTGATTGAATAACTGACATTTGATCTACATTTGCTAGTGATCGATTGCTGTTTACAATACTTACGATCGATGTTGCAAATTGTGGGGCACGTTCGTGTAATACGTTTGCGATCATACCTTTTACTTTGTCGTTTTGTACCAGCTGCTTAACTGGTACCTTAGCTAATTGGTTATTCATCTATTCTTCCTCCTGTAATGCTGAAAAATGGCCTAAATATTCTTTGGCTACTTCAAACGCTTCTTCGTCATCATCTTCCATCTGCGCTTTATTAATCTTAAATAGCACAGTTGTAAGCTCATCACGTACATAGCCGATAACATCAGCTTTTGTCTGACGCGACAGTTCTGTACCGTCCCATTCTGTGATCATGTATAACTGTTCATCATCTGGACGATAGCAACTGTTTGGATCTTTTTGCGTATTGATTGCGTCGATTTTATCTGTTCTCATTGCTTGCCACCCACTTTGCCAAAGTGTAAAAAGACATGTTCCAGCGTTCCTAGTGGCGCACGTTCTAAAGCAGCTAGGATCAAATGGGCTGCTACAATATGATTTTCTGGCATTGAAAGTCCGAAACCTTCGTCGTCTTCTGCAACTATCAATGTATTTTTAAAGCCGTAATACTCTAATGCACCATCAGCAAGTTGCAATGTAAGTTCACGATCTTTAGCCTTTGTGGGTTTATCTTCGGTAAGTTTTTCTTGTAGTGTCTCTGCATCTAACCCAAAAAGCCCTTGTGCTAATTCTTCAAAATCTTTGTCATTCATGTTGTTTTCTCCTTCGATATGTTAAAATGTAACCGTAAATATTTTTTGTTTGGGTCGCACTGCCATGCGATCCTTTTTTCATGGCTTGAAAAACCAATCAAGCCCTTTGGTCCACGCTTCATCTCGCATACCAGCGACCACTAACGTGATCAGCGCTAGCAAACCAGCCCAGCCAGTGATCCACTCTTCATGTGGTAAGAACCCCGCTAGCATGATGCCTGCTAATACTGCTAAGATGTAGCTACTGTTGATCTTCATATTTCATCGCTTCCTTTTCATCAATTACTCCACATTCGTACAACGATAATACAAGGCAGTCTTTACAACAAAATGCGCCATGATCAAACTCAATCATATATTCATCAAAAAATTCACAATTGATTTGCAAGTAACCCCCTTTGATTTCTTCACCACAATGTTCACAATGTTTCATTCCTATGACCTCCATTTCTTTTTAACTAATTCGCAGCACCCATCAACAATGATCAGAATCACAATTAACACTAATAACTTAATTTTCATCACTTCCTTATGTTGGCAATTTAGCATCCCAATCAATTCGATTACGATTTTCTTGCATCCATTTCTTAGCTTCAACTGCATAAATACCATAAGCACTGCCACGCCCTTTAGATGGTTTCAGCCAACCACCTTTGTTACCGATCAAGATCTCTTTCTTGAACTGCGCAAAGATAAATAACTTTATCCATTCGCGATCCTTGCCAAAGCAACATTTCTTGCGAAACTCGTCTAACGTCCAAGTTTCTCCAAGATCTTGATCAACATCACTCTGCAAATTTTTAGACACTTCATCTTTCACGAGCTTCTTGATATAGCTATCCAAGAAGTTTTGTGCACTCGTTTCATCCATCGCTTGCATAACGATCCCCTCCTAAAATAGCCTTTCTTGTCCTTTAGCTTCATTGTCCAATTGTTCGATGATCATCAACGTCGCTGCACTAGGTGTCCAATTCATCAAGTAGCGATCAACGACATCAAAATCTTTCTTGCGCAATTGTGATCTTGTCTTGACACCAGTCACTTCTTTAACGCCACGATTAACATCTTTATAAAGTTGTGATCGTTGCTTTTGATTCAAGATCATGTGATGTGACACAACATAGTTCTGAACTTCTGAGCTGATCCGCTTGCTCAAATAGTTGTATTCGCCAGGATCAATTGGAGCGTTTTGTTCAAATTCATCCATTCGAATGTTTAGTGCTTCTACTTTATCCGCTGTCTCTAAATTTGACTCAATAGCCAAACGCAACATCTCTGTTGGGGATGTCGGAAGCTGATTTTGCTGTTTGATGTATTCTTCCATCTTATTGAATGCTTGGATGTACTTAAGCTTGAACTCGTCAGCCTTACGACCTGTAAATCCCATTGCAATAAATGTGAAACCATCTCGATTCATGTAGTACATTTTGTTTTGCTTACCGCTAGCATCTTGATAAAAACTTGGCGTAAACATATTTTTGTACTGGGCGCAATTTTGCGCTGAGCCCAATTTATTACTAATTGCCCGCATGACATCTTTATGATTTTTCTTAAATGCTTCTGCAACTACTAAGCTAGTAGTCACAGCTTGTTGATTCTTCATTACTACTAATTCATTCATTTTCTACACCTCTATATTTCCAAAATCGAAATGTTTTATTTAAAAATTTTTGTCATTGGGATTTCAAGTACTCTGCATAACACAGGAATTTCAACAGCCTTAAAATTATATTCACCTTTTTCACGTCTAAAATACTTTTCAGGAGCGCTTAAACTCAACATTTTAGCCATATCAGCATTTGAAAAACCTTTTTCCCTTCTAATTTCACTAATTAACTCAAGATTAATTTGTGGCATTTATATTCTCCTCTCTTATTGCTGTTATCGCAACCCTATGCTTATATAATACATTGCGATTTTATCAATGTCAACAAAAAATATATCTTTTTTAGAAATATACCTTTCTTTTTTAGAAATTAATGTTATTATTATTGCGTAAAGCGCAACAGAAAGGAGAATGATAATTATGATTACTGCGGAAGAAATACTAAGAAAAAATATTATTACGCTTAGAGAGAATAGAAACTGGTCTCAGGCGGAATTAGCACGCCGTCTGAAAATGAATAATACTATTCTTAATAAGATAGAAACTGGCAATAGAAAAGTTTCCAGTTTTGAATTAGATCAAATTGCAGAAATTTTTGGAGTGTCTACGGATTTTTTGTTAGGGCGAAAGGAAAAAAAGAAAGATGAAATAGATTCAATATTAGATACAGCAATGGCCAAAGATGGTAAACCATTATCTGAAAATGATCGCGAAGTTATTCGTAGCATGGTAGAAGCGTATCTAAAAAATAAGGAGTAAAAGGTGGAGAGTTAATGTATAGACGCGTTCAAGATTTGATAGATAATTTACATGTGATCATCAAATATTCAAGCGAACTTGAAGCAGATGGCGCTTATCTTCCAAAATTAAATTGGATCATCATTAATAGCAAACTAGATGAGCATGCTCAGTTTGAAACTTTGTTGCATGAATTGGGACATGCTTGCCAACATCATGATTGTATTGAGCTATATAACGCCACTATTGCTTCGCATTCAAAATTTGAATACGAAGCTGATAAATTTATGATATCTGAATTAGTAGAAGCCTACATATCAGCGAATGATATAGATATTACACAGATAAATTATGTTAATTTCATCTTGGATAACGATCTAGATAGCTCGTACATCCCTGTTTTACAAAAAGTGTTATACACCAAATCAAGAAATATGAATTATTGATTGTTTGTCCAAATACTGACGACATTAAAAGCTGAATTTAAAATTGGGAGTGATGTATATGGACTACTATACTGCTAATGTTTTTAAAATTATTTCGATAGTTGCACTGATTTTTTTCGTGTTATGTCTAGTAATTTTAGTTGCAAAGAAATGCAATAAAAAATTCATCGGTCTTGCCACCCTACTTTCAGTTGCTAGTGCTGCCAGTGTCTTTTATTTTCAACATGTGGAAAATAATCCAAAGCTAAGTACCGCTACAGACCACAAAGAAAGATACGATTTCCCTGAATCATCTTCAAGTGAAAAATCCGTCTCTGAAACTTCCTCAGAAATTTCAAGCTCAGCTAGTTCTGATAATGCTTCAAACGCTAAAACTGAAACATCATCATCTGAAACTTCAAATAGCACTAAAGTCAAAAGTTCACAAGAAGAACTTGCAGATAAACTTCCGAAAAACGTGGAGTATGGCTACATAGATAAAAGTGACTTCACAAAAGAGACTATGTATCATAGCAAAGAATTTGATTATGCCTATGTAAGCACAGGAGAACACAACATCATTAAAACCGTTAAACTTGATTTTAGAGATTTACCATTAGCATCCCTAGATGATGCTTTAGAATACATTCAAGATTGGACAAGTCGTGATACGCAATTACAGAGTAAAGTGGACGATCGGACATATATCTACCACTCGGCTAGTCTCAATTTAAATTATGAAATCAAATTGGTAATTAACAGTCAAGGGAAAATCACCAGAGTTTCAATCTTTCCAGACGATTCATTAATCTAGCCTAGATCAGGCCCTCTATAGTTGACAGGTTAACAAAATTATATCTTGTCCAAACACTGATGACGTTAAAAGCTGATATAGCAACATTCCCCGTCTTAATGGCGGGTTTTATAAGACGAATAAAAGAACATACATTCGAAAGGAGCGATAATATGGCAAGTTATCGTAAATTAAAGACGGGCTGGAAAGTTACTATTTCCAAACGAGATAGTAACGGAAAATTGAAACAAGTATCTAAAAATGGTTTCGCCACAAAAAACGAGGCTAAAATGTATGCAGCTAAAATTGAAGCTCAACAATTTGGTGTTATACAACAAAAAAAGAGCGTCCCTTTCGCTAATTATTTTTATGATTGGTTTTTGCTATACAAAAAAAGTAAGCTGGCTAAAATAAGCCAACAACGCTACCTAATCATTCACCGTGCCATACAAATTTTTTTTGGCGCAGTTCACATTAAAAATATCACTCGCCAAGAATATCAAAAATTTATTAACTGGTACGGATCTGACCATGCTAAAGATACAGTTCTAAAGACACATCGAATTATTCGATCCTGCGTTAAATCTGCTATCTTTGATGATATTATCTCCAAAGACTTTACCTATAACGTAGAAGTTACGTTTGATAAATCAAGAAATGTGACAGTAGAATATCTATCAGTCAGTGAAATACGTCTGTTAGCCAAGAATCTCAAACAAAAATTGAATCCGAGATATCCATCGAGATACATGATATTATTCGCTCTCTACACGGGTGCTCGACTTGGTGAGATTCAAGCTCTGACTTGGGATGATATTGATTTTGAGCATAACACTGTAATCATCAACAAGTCGTGGAATTACCACGAGGGTGGCGGCTTCAAAGATACAAAAACAGAATCATCTAATCGTGTTATTCGACTTAGTGATAATCTACTAGACCTACTATCTCAACTTAAGCAAAATGATCCTAAAATGGTTTTTATGTCTGATTTTGGTTCTATTCCGACATCTAATGCGGTTAATAAAACACTACGCTCTGTCATGAAAGATTGTTCTATCTCCAAAAATAATTTTCACTTTCACAGTCTTAGACATAGTCATGTAGCATATCTACTTTATCAAGGGATAGATTTATACGCTATCAGCAAAAGATTAGGTCATTCAGATATGACAACAACTGCAAAAAAATACGCTTATCTAATAGATGAGCATAGAGCACAATCAGATGATCTTATAGAGTCTGCTATCAATAACATTTAA